CTAATAGTGAAATATTAGATGATTACAAGAAAGCTAAGGAAGCTGCAAAAGCTGTACCTCAAGATGTAGATGTAAACGCTTTGATTGCTTTCAAGCAGAAAAAAGAACAGGAAGAGCTTGAAGCTAAAGGTAGATATGAAGAGGCTACAGAAAAACTAGCAACTCAGTACAGAGAAGCAGAGCAACAGCAAAAACAAAAGATTGAACAGTTGTTAGCTGAAAAAAGACAGCTAGAAGTTGAAGCCCCAGCAGTAACAGCACTTGCTGATGTTGTACATGATCCTCAATATGTATTAAGCCGTATAAGTAAGGATCAGCTTGCTAGAGAAGCAGATGGCACAGTTGTTGTTGTTGATGGATATAACAGAACACCAGTTAAAGAATGGGCAATGTCTCAAATGCCTCAATGGGTGCAAAAAAATCCAAGACCTCAAGGCGGTGGAGCTACCACAACAAAGGTACAGACTGAGTTTGTTTCTAATGACAAAAACCCATTTGCACCTGATTCATTCAACCTTACAGAGCAAGCTAGGTTATACAGAACAGATATTAATAAATATAATATGCTCAAAAACGCAGTTACAGGTTAGTATATAAACAACGTGGTTGTGCCATGTCAGAGGTTGTGCCTCGAAGTAAACATTCTTATTAATTCACATGGCGACAGTTCGCAGTGATTTAATCATTCCAGAGGTGTTTACACCCTACTTAATTGAGGCTACTACTCAGACAGATAGCTTTCTACAAAGTGGGGTTGTGCAACCTTTGGCAGAGTTAAATCTATCTTCCACCGCTGGTGGTGACTTTGTAAAAATACCTTTTTATAAAGCAAACTTAACAGGAGACTTTGAGGTTCTTTCAGATTCAACTTCATTAACTCCATCTAAAATCCAAGCTGATAACCAGATCGCTGCTGTTCTTCACAGAGGTCGTGCTTTCAGTTCAAGAGATTTAGCTAGTCTTGCAGTTGGTAGCAGTACAGATCCAATGGCTGCTATTGCTCAGAAAATGGCTGCATATGTAAACAACCAGAAACAGAAGGATTTATATTCTTGCTTAACTGGTGCTTTTGGTTCTATCAATGCAAACTCAAGCAGTTCAGCATTGTTTGACCTAACTATTGATTCTGAGTCAGGTGATACACCTACAGCATTGAGTCCTAGACACGTTGCAAAAGCTCAGTCATTACTAGGCGATCAAGGCGGTAAGCTTACAACAATCGCAATGCACTCAAAGTGTTACTACGATCTTGTTGAAAGAAGAGCAGTTGATTTTGTTCTCGCTGCTGACATTAACGGTGGCGGTGCTACAGCGTCAGGTGGTTCTATCCAGAACGCTTTTGGTAGTCCAACAGTTCCTCAATTCATGGGGCTGAATGTAATTGTTTCTGACGATATTCCTACCACAGGCTCTGGATCATCTACTGAGTATTCAGTATTTATGTTCACTGCTGGTGCTGTTGTTACTGGAGAGCAAGCTCCAATCAGAACACAGACTGACAGAGACATTCTTGCTTTAGAAGAAGCAATGGCTGTTGATCTTCACTACATCTACCATCCAGTAGGTTTGAAGTATGCGGTAACAACTGTTAATCCAAACAGATCAGTTCTTGAAACTGTAGGCTCTTGGTCGAAAGTCTATGAAACAAAGAATATCGGTATCGTAAGAGCTACCGTTGTTTCTAATAACGACTAGAGGTAATTAATCATGCCATCTTTATTTGATGTAACTGCTGGGTCTTTAGTAGGCCCAACAACAGGCGGCACTGTAACTCAGGCCACTGACAAATCAACAGGTGTAACTCTAAACACAGAGTCAGGTCAAATCACATTGAACAATGCAGCTTTAGCGGCTGCGGCTGAAGTAACTTTCACAGTGACAAATAGCAAGATTGCAGCAACTGATGTTGTTGTAGCTTGTCATGGATCTGCTGGAACTGCTGGTTCATATTTAGTGAACGCCAATACAATGGCATCAGGATCTTTTAAAGTGACTGTTGCTAACGTATCTGCTGGCTCATTAAGTGAAGCGATTGTAATTAACTTTGTAGCTTTTAAAGGTGCTTCAAGTTAATGGGAATGTACGCTTTTAGGCGTATGAGGGAACAGAACGAAGCTGCTCAAAAGGCGGCTTCAGTTTCCACATATAAGCCAAAACCAAAAACAAAACCCAAGAAGGTTAAATTAAATGGCGATCACAATAGTAGCGACAGTCGGTAGTGCGACTGCTAATAGCTATGCAACATTAGCTGAAGCAAATTCATTTGTTGAAGGTCTTACTCAGTCTGATGATGTTGTAGCGTGGGGAACTAGCACTGATGACGAAAAGAATCGTGCATTATTTTCCAGCACTAGAAGAATTGATCGTGAAAAATTTTTAGGTGCAAAGGTATCTGATACACAGGCAAGGCAGTGGCCACGAAGCGGTGTTCGTGTTCCTGACCAATACACAAACCTTTATGGCCTATCTTTCCCTAACAGGATTATGGCTGATTACTATACAGACACAGAAATCCCACAAGAAGTAAAAGACGCACAAATCGAACTTGCTGTTTATCTTAACAACAATAAAGACGGTATCGGTTTGAGTGGTTTGGAGGATTTTTCAGCTATGAGTATTGGAAATATAAACGTGACTCCTAATTTTTATGGTAGAACTGGTATTGATCGGATCCCACCAATTATTGACCAGTATTTAAAAGGTCTTAGAATAGGGGGAAGTGCTAATCTAACAATTAAGAGGTCTTAACTAATGGCATACGAATACCCAGCAGCAATTATCATTACTGATACAAATGCCCACACTGGCAGATTTGGAAAGGTTCATTGCCTGACAGATGCAAGTGCAACTTTTGTTGCAGAAAACATTACAGAAAATGGATCTTCAACTATAAACGGAATCACTATGAAGGCTTCATCTGAAGTTTGTGGTGTTATCACAAGTATTACTTTGGCTAGTGGTCAGGTTATAGCTTATTACTTATGAGTATTGCATCAGCACTTAAGAAAGCAACTTCAGCGGCAATCAAGGCTACTGGAGGATCTATAACCTATAGAAGAGTGACCACTGGTATATATAACCCTACTACTGGCTCAATGAGTGAAGTAAAGACAGATGTCAGTATAAAGGGGGTGGTATCTAATGTGTCAAAAGCTGAAGTTACTGACTTAGTTTCTAGTCAAGATAAAAGATTAATAATATCTGCTGGTGATATAACTTTCACTCCAACAACATTTGATCGGGTTGTTATAAATGGAACAGAACATAAGATAGTTCAGATCAATACAAATGAGCAAGGAAATACAGCTATCAGCTTTGATATTTTCTTGAGGTAATTATGGCCAGACAAATCAGAGTAGATGAAATTGATGATTTCTTTGAAGATCTTGTTGTTGATCTTGTTCAAGCTACGACTCTTGAGTGGACGAGAAGAGTAAAAAAAGCAACTCCAGTAAGGATTGTATATCAAGGAGAGCCTACAGGCGGTGGTCAGTTGAGAAATGCTTGGCAGACAAAAATAGAAAAATTTAAAGGAGAAGTGACTAATAATCTTGAATACGCAGAACCTGTTTGCTTTGGTGTAAACTTACCTCCATCATGGGGTGGTCAATATAGAACAAGACAAGGAACTGTTGCTGGCTTTCCAGAACTAATAGGCAAAGAGTTAGAACAGTATGTAATCAATCAACTTAGAGGTATGTAATGGCAGCTACAAACTTAAATACAGTAAGAGCAACTATTGAAAAAAGACTTAATGATGAATTTAGGTCTGGTCAAAAAATCCCTTTAGTTTTTAATAATGTTCCTTTTGATGCCTCTACAGTTGACCGCTACATTCAATGTATTACAAGTTTTGGATCAAGTGAATACCTTACACAGCAAGCACCAAATTCTGCCACTACTTCAACAAACCTTATTGTGGGTCTTACTACTTTTAATATATATACGGCTCAAGGATTAGGAGCAGGGGCTAATTTTATTATTGGCAAAAAGGTGCGAGATTTATACAATAGAATTACTGTTTCAGGTGTGCGATTTGATCCACCAGTAGGCCCTGAAGTATTACAATCAAATCCTGAAGGCAAATTTCAAACACAAATTCGAGTAACGTTTGAATTGTACGAACAATTTTAATTATGTCAAAACTTGTTATTACAAATGAAATGCTTGATGCAATTGAAGCAGTCAAAGGCAGAAGAGAGCCACAGTATTGGGATCCAGAATGTAGAAAATACTATGAGGCACAACAAAAAATAGAAAAAGATGTAAAAAATACTAAAAAAGGTTAATATAAAATAAATACTTTTTTTTGTTATGGCTACTAAAGGTGATGTAGGTAAATTAATGTTTCACAACGCTGGCGGAACAGAAGCTGATGTTAGTGATCTTAGGGCGTGGAACCTTTCAATAACTAAAGACACACAAGAAACCACGAAAATGGGTGATACATTTAAAAGTTTTGTTGGTGGTTTAATTTCAGCAGAGGGCGGTGCAACATTGCTTTATAACGCATCTGGCAACTCAGATTATCAAGCTTTTATTGATGATGTCTTAACTACAGGTGATGCTGGTGACGCTTTGATTGAACTTTTCCCTGACTCTGCTCAATCAGCAAAAAAAATTAGTGGGTCTTGCATTATTACAAATGCAGATCATTCAGCTACTCTTGGTGAGATTGAGGAGATTGCCATTACATTCACAATGACAGGCACTATTACTTCGGCTGTATAATAATTTTAAATACTTCGCATTTTACTCATGGCAACAAAAAGAAACGTAGACCTTATCACTGAAGCTTTTAGTGATGTAATGACAGCTAGAAGAAAATATATATTAAATAAGCCAGATGGCTCATTATTAAAAGAAATATTTTTCCCTCCACTTACTAGATACGACAGAATACAAGCACAAGCAGCTGCTGGAACAGATGAAGGTCTTGCTGTTTCTACAAGATTACTTTGCCAATTAGCCCAAAATGAAGATGGTTCAAAAGCCTTTGCCTCTGCTGATGCAGAGAATCTAAAAAGATTTTTACCTGAGTCTGTTTTAAATGATCTTGAGTTGTTTATGATGAATATACAAATAAATCCAGATCAAGCAAAAAACGATTAAAGCGAGATAACTGGTTAAATTTTGAGTTTTTTCTCGCTACACAATTAGGTAAAACATTAAAAGAGTTAAGAACATTAATTACTGATGAAGAACTTGTTTTTTGGGCAGGATATTATGACTTAAAGAACGAAAGAGAAAAGGCTGAAATAAATCGTCAAAAAGCTAAAACAAGGTAGTATATAATAAAGGTTATTTGTTTCTGTGGCACAATCAACAGTTAAATTAATAGTTGATGCTCAAAATGCTATACAAGCATTGCAAAAAACAAACAATGCCACAAAAGTTTTAAGCAGTAGTACAGATAAATTAAAAGGCAGATTAGATAAATCTAATAGGTCTTTAAGAAGTAAAGGGGCAGCTGCTAAATCTGCGGCAGGGGGTGTTAGGACACTTACTGCTTCATTAGGGCCTTTACTTAAAGCATTAGCAGTGGCAGCAGCAGCTAGATTTGTATTTGTACAAAGTGCAGAACTAGAAACTCAAAGAAAAAGTTTAGAGGTGCTTACAGGTTCACTATCTCAAACTAATGCAATAATTAAAGAATTACAAGATTTTGGTGCTGTAACACCATTTACCAGTAGTGAATTAATAGAACAAACAAAAAGACTTAAAGCTTTTGGATTTGAAACAAATGAGTTAGTTGAAACAACTAAAAGACTATCAGACGTTGCTGGTGCAACTGGAGCAGATTTACAAGGTATTGCTACAGCTTTCGGACAAATTAGGGCAAAAGGAAAATTACAACAAGAAGAAAATTTACAGTTATTAGAACGAGGAGTTGATATAACAACCGAACTAAAAAATATTACAGGTTTACAAGGTGAGGCTTTTGCCTCCGCCATGCGAAAGGGTCAAATAGGTGCTGATCTTGTTAACCAAGCATTAGTTAATTTAACAAATGAAGGTGGAGCTTTTTTTGGTGGTGCAACAGCACAAGCAGATACTTTAAATGGAAAATTATCAACTTTATTAGATGCAGTACAAAATTTAGCAAGAACTATAGGAGAGGTTTTAGAGCCAGTTATAAAAAAAGCATTAGATTTTGCTACAAAAGGTGTACAAGCTATAGATAAAATTTTTCAAAGAATAAACAAAATAGCAAGTAAAATAACTGGAAGACCACAAACATCACAAAAAGAAGAAGTTGATGTCGAAACAAAAAAAACATCAGAATTGGTGCAACAGGCACAAGCAGCTAAAATAGTAAGAGAAACTACTGAAGGCACTGTTACAGCATCAAAAACTCTTTCAGATACAACGGAAAAGATAAAAACAAAATTTGAAGAGATAGGGGAATCTATAGGTTCTGGAATTACTGACGCATTAGTGGGTGCTATAAATGGAACAAAATCTTTAGGTGAGGCTGCAAGTAATATTTTAAGAGATATTTCAAATCAACTTTTAAGATCTGGTATAAATTCAATGTTATCAAATGTTTTGGGAGGAACTAAGGTTGGCAAATTTTTGGGTTTTGCTGAAGGTGGCAGACCGCCAGTTGGTCGTCCCTCACTCGTGGGCGAAAAAGGCCCTGAAATTTTTGTTCCTTCTAGAGCAGGTACTATTATTCCAAACGATCAAATCGGTGGTTCTTCTATTACAAATAATATTAGTATTAGTGTAGATGCCTCTGGTTCATCTGTTCAAGGTGATGGTGATGGTCAGCAGTTTGGTGAGGCTCTTGCAACTGCAATACAGTTAGAAATAGCAAAGCAAAAACGTAGTGGAGGTTTACTTGCATAATGGCTACATTTGATGATTCAACACTTGGTACTACTACAGGTGCAACTACACCTACTTACAGTTCTGTTGAAAACGCATCACCGAGAAACATCACAGTCCAGTTTGGGGATGGCTACAAATCTCGCAATGCCTTTGGCCTGAATCAAAACCCTAAATTATATAGTTTGACTTTTGTTGTTTCTGTTTCTGATGGTGATAAGATTTTAGCTTTTTTTGATGCCAGAGCTAAAGACAGTGCAAGTTTTACATTTACACCACCAGCAACAAGCACAGCAAGACAATTTATTTGTGAAAAATATCCTAGAACAAACACTTACCTAAATAGAGTTACAATACAAGCAACATTTGAGGAGGTGTTTCAGCCATGACGATACCAGTTGAGCAGTTACAAAAATTAGATAGCATAACAATTATTGAATTATTTGAACTTCAACTTTTTGATCCAATTCATTTTGCAACTGGAGATACTTCTATAACTACTTTATATAGATTTCATAATGGTACAAACGAAATCAATACAGATATAATTTTTAATAGTAACTCTTATACAGCTATTGCTTGTCAGGCTGAAGGTTTTGAAAGTGGCGATAATACAACAATGGCAAGACCTACTATGACTTTTGCAAATACAGTTGGCAATTTTTCTGCAATATTAGAGATTGTAAATGCTCAAACCCCTTTTAATGATTTACAAAAAGCACAAATTAAAAGAATTAGAACACTAGCACAGTTTTTAGATCACGCAAATTTTACAGGTAATAATCCTTATGGCACACCAGATCCTTTAAAAAAATTAAGTGATGATACATTTGAAATAAATAAAAAAATTATTGAAAATAATCAAGTATGTAGCTTTGAACTTGTTAACACCATTGATTCTGAAGATTTAACATTGCCTAGAAATCAAATAACAAAAGATAGATTCCCTGCTGCTGGTAGTTTTGTATTTGTATGAACTGGAAAGAAGAAGCAAAAAAACATTTTTTAAAGTGCAAACCAGCAGAGGGTTGTGGTTTGTTAGTAGAAAGAGGTGGTAATGAATTTTTCTTTCCCTGTAAAAACATTGTTTCTCATGTACAAGATGATATAACCTTTGCTATTAATCCTTTAGATTTCGCAGCCTGTGAAGATAGTGGTGCGGATATATTAGCTGTTATTCATTCTCATGTAGAAGGTAGTGCAGAACCCTCTGAAGCTGATATAAATAATTGTAAGTTATACATGATGGATTGGTATATTTATTCGATTCAAGACGATAATTGGCACTTTATGGAAACAGATTTATGACAAGAAAAATAAAATTATATGGGCCTTTACGGAAATTATGTGGTGTAAAAGAATTTGAGGCTGATGTTTATAATGTAGATCAAGTATTTAGCTTTATTAAGGTCAACTATCCAGATTGTAAGCAACATTTAGCTGACGCTACATACAGTGTTGTTATGAATGATGTCGATATAACATTTGCAAATTTATCTATAGAGGGTGAAGGAGATATTAAAGTTATTCCTTTGATAAGCGGTAACATTTTACCTTTTGCTATTCCATTTATCACAGGATTTATTACTTATGGTACTATTACCGCAGCTTTACTTTATACAGCAGCTATTGTAGGTCTTACATTTTTAGCAGATTTACTTACTCCCACTCCTGAAGATCCTACAGCAGATCCACAAGTAACCTCTTTTCTTAGTAATCAAACTGCTAATACCACGAAATCTGGTGTTCCAGCCCCTTTAATATTTGGAGAATGTCTAGTCGGATCTGTGGTTATTAGTGCTGGTTCTGATACATTAAAGGTTGATGATAGTACGACATAAAAATGGCAAAACAACTAGGTAGCATAAGGCTAGAAAAATTATCGGAGGATTTACCTCATAGATTTTTAAAAGCTGAACAGTTTTTTACTTTCTTAGATTTAGTTTCTGACGGAGCAGAAATTGAAGGATTTGCCACACCATCAAAAAATAATTTATCTATACCATCAAGTTTATTAGTTCCAAGTAGTGCAGAAGATACTACGCTTACAAGTGATGCCGAAAGAACATATATACAAGAAGCACAAAAAGATATTTTTTTAGATGGTCGTGCTATAAGAGACTCTGCTGGTGCTGAAAATATACAAAATACCTCTCTTGCACTAAGAACTGGTACTGAGAACCAAAATATTATGCTTGGAGTAGACGAACTAAGGGCTGCTGGCAATTTAAGTCCAGCTAAAGTATTAAATAATGGTGATGCGGAGGCTAATAAAGTAACAGGTACTCTTAATGCTGGAACTGATATAAACAGCACTCCAAGAGCAGCAATAATTACTTTGACATGGGAAAGGATTTTTCAAACGAGTGCGGATGATGGGTCGGCGGTTGCTTTAGAATTAAATACAGGCCATAGAAAAGGAGAAACTGGTGATGTGCATATACTTTTAAGATTAAGAAATAAAAATAATGTTGAAATATATAGGAGAGAAGAATTTGTTAATGGAGTGTCTAGAGGTCAATTTAGTAAAGATTACAGGGTAGATATTCCAGCAAGTTATTTTCAAAATATGACTGTAGTTGGTAATCATTATCCGATAAGTGTTGATGTTATAAGACAAGATTTAGAATTTAGGGCTAATGGTGGTAGCGATCCAAATGATAGTAATGGTAATAATGTGCATGAAGAAGGTGATAGAAGATTTACTGAATTTTTCTTTTCAGGACTACAAGGAGTTTTACCACAAGTACAAACAGTCACAAACTTTCCAAAATCAGCATATATAGGTTTGAGGTACTCAGCAGAGCAATTCCCAAACATACCCACAAGGCAGTATCTTGTTAGAGGAATTAAGATCCGCATACCAACTGGAGTGACTATAGACACTGCTGATACAGGTAGAATTATATATCCATCAGGGTATTCATTTGCTGCCTTAACAGGTACAAGAAATCAAGAAGGAAATAAATTTTGGACATCTGATCCAGCTTGGATTTTGTATGCTTTGTTAACAGAAGATTATGGTCTAAATATAGATGATTCAAAAATTAATAAGGCATCTTTTTATGCGGCAAGTGCATATTGTTCAGATTTTAATAACACTGGTAAACCTAGATATTCTTTTAACGGAGTTATAAACCAAAGAAAAAAAGCTCTTGATTTAATAAAAGAAGTAGCTGGTCTGATGAGAGCAACTGTTTATTATAAAAATGGTTCTATAAAAATTGCTTTAGATAAACCAGAAACTGTTACTTCTTATTTATTTACTAATGCAAATGTAGTAGATGGAGCATTTACCTATTCTGGAACTGATAAAGATAAAAAATACACCCAAATAAATGTTTCATATTTCAACAACGAGATACAAGAATTAGATCAAATTTCAGTTAGTTCAGATAATTTAGATGCTTCTTTAAAACAAAATTATGGTTTAAATCAAATTAATATTCAATCTTTATATACAACTGACAGAGATCAAGCAAAGCGTCTTGGCAGATCATTAATTTACAGTTCAAGTCGGGAGGCAGAGATTGTATCTTTTGAATGTGGTTTGGAGGCTGCTGCTATATTAGAACCTTTTGATGTTATTAAAGTTGCTGATAGATTAAAAGAAACTATTAGAGCTAGTGGCAGAATAAATACAGTGACAAGTTCTACAGTGGTGGTGGTTGATGATAGTACAGATACTACTGTTGGTTTAGTTGGAGATACTTTTTTAATTATTGACAAAGAAGGAGGGGTGCAAGAAAGAACAATAGATGCGGTGTCTGGCAGTACGGTTACATTAACGAGTGCTTTAGATCCATTACCTCAAGCTGGTACTATTTGGGCTGTTAAAACTGGTAATGTACAACATAGAAAATATAGAATTACAAATATTAAGCAGAAAAATAATTTTGTATTTAGTATTTCAGCAATAGTTTATGACGATAACAAATATACTTTTATTGATGACGAAACAAGCACTCTTGGTTTAGGTAGAAGTCCGACAACTTTATTAGATAGATTACCAGCTCCAGCAATACAAAATTTAAGCGAAGAACTTATTGTTGTTAGGGGTAGGGCTACTACAAGGATAGTTTTAAATTTTAGTAATGTAGACGGAGCAAAAAAATATCAGGTTGTTTATAAATTTAATAGCGGTTCACCTATAGTTACTACTACAACAGAAACAGAATTTGTTTTATTAAATAATAGAGAGGGTAGTTATGAATTTACTGTAAAATCATTAAATTCTGCTCATGTACTCAGTAGGGTAGGCTCTACACAAACAATTCTTGCAGAAGGTTTAAGTGCAAATCCAAACCCTGTACTTAATTTAAGAGCAGAAGAAAGTGGTGATAATCTTATTTTAAAATTTGATCGTTCTACAGATAAAGATGTTTTATTTGGGGGGAAAATAAAGGTTAAGTATTCTTTAGTTTTTGATGGCACTGCTACTGTAGGTGATGCCAACTTTTTGAAAGAGGTTGATGGTAATTTTGATGAAATAGTTATAAATGATTATCAAAGTGGTGAGTATTTCTTGAGATTTGTTGATGTAGAAGGCAATGAATCAGATACTGCTACTTCAGTTGTTGTTAATAGAACTATTACTTCAAATAATTTAGTTGCTGCACAAATAAGAGAACATACAAATAATTTTGCTGGATCAAAAGTAAATTTAGAATATGACAGTTCTATTAGTGGCTTGAAACTGTCAAGTGCAGTAACCTTTGATTCACTTACAGATTTCAATACTCTTGCCTTATCTGATGGCACAACATTTGCTTCATTAGATTTGGTCACAGGTGGAGGTGGTAGTGGTATTCCTAGTGAAGGCACTTATACGTTTGCTGCTAATGATATTGATCTAGGTGCTGCTTTTAGATTACATATAGAACCACATTTTAAAAAATCTGGATTCGATACTCTTGGCCCCTCTGGTTTATGGGATAGTCATACAGATCTTATGGATGATTGGCCTGATATTTTTACATCAAGTACGACTGTTGTTGATAGAAGTGCAGATCTTGTATTTCAAGTTGCTAAAAGCCAGACAGCATCTGCTAGTACAACCTTTGAAACTTTTGATAATACTGATATTATTGCCAGAACATTATCATTTAAAGTTTTAGTGCAAAATACAAGCACCTATGAAAATGTAGATATTGAAGAGCTAGGTGTGAATATAATATTTAGACCAAGAACAGAAAGAAGTATAGATAATTCAAGTGCAACAAATGGAGTTTTAACAAGTTCTAGCAGTGGAGCGACTACTGTTACTTTTGATAAAAAATTCTTTTTAGGAACATCCGCAGTAGGGGGAAGTACAACAGCGTTTAAACCAGTTGTTTTTATAAATATTAATAATATGCAATCAGGTGATTTCTTTACTATTGACAGTGTTACCTCAACTCAATTTGTAGTAAGTATTAAAAACGGCTCTAGTTTTGTTCAGAGATCATTTACATATAGTGCTTTCGGATATGGTGAAGGGTAGTATAATAGGTAAAAAAGTGAAGTAAAATGTCAAAACCAGCAGATTTCGTTGTTGCTAATGCTTCAGGTGCAGATGTAAGAACTGATTTGAATAATTTATTTGATGCAATAAGTATCAATAATGGTTTTGGTTCTGTTCCCACCACTAAATACAAATATATGTGGTATGCGGATACATCTTCAGGTAAGATGTCATTTTATAAAGCTAACGCATCAGATAAATTAGATTTTATCAGTTTGACGGATGGCAGCTTCTTTGGCCCTAATGGTTCTGCGTCAAATCCATCATATACCTTTACAAATAGTACAAGTACAGGTTTATACAGAAGTGCTAGTAATGAAATAGGGGTTTCTAATGGTGGTACAAATACAGCATTATTTAAAAGTACAGGAACAGATATTAAAGGTGTGTTAACTGTTGCACCCCCAAGTGGTGAAGCTTATATACAAGTGCAAACCAATAGCATTAATAATGAAGATGCGTATATAGATTTTGTA